TGTGTGTTTTGTGTGGAAGAGTGGGATTCGGGAGTGTTAAGAGGTAGGTGGGGCTAGGAAGTATTATAAGAGACAACTCCAGCCCGGTGACAAATCCGTCTTTCTCTGCGAAGCCGCACTATCTATCGCTGGACCTCGTGCGGGTTTATGTGCCCAATTGGGATAATAACTATCCGGCATCTTCCACCTATAGTGTTTATGACTCCAGGCTGGGGGCGTTCAGTTTCACAAAAACGATTGCAGTTCCAGGGACCGAGGTTCCGCTAAACGGCACATCGGACAACCCGGATCGCTACATGTATGGGCATACGCAGATGTTCCCCTTGTCAACGTGGGGCGAGGTGAACGATGGAAACGGAACCTTCTACGAGCAGGGCGATGTGCTGATTTTTACCGGAACAACGACGCTTCGTGTCAGGTACAAATTAGGTCCGGAGATTGTAATAGCCCTGCCATCGCAAAACTGGGCAGGATGTACAGACGGGTCGTTTGTTTACATCCTTGGCAACTCGGCCATCAGGAAATATGACACTTCTCTGAACCTGCTCGGTTCTTTGACAGTCACACTAAACAACCTGGAAGGTGGAATGCGGTTGTGTGCTGACGCCGGGCTCATTTACTGGTGCAAACCCTATGGCAGCACGCTTTGGGCCATTCGTGACGATTTGACGGGCGGGGAGATAAACGTAGGAACAGTTCCTACCTTCACGGGTATAGGCTCACACAATAATATTGAGTTCAGGATGTTCGGGAACCTGATGGTCAGGTCTCGTGGCATCATCACGAGCAAGACTCTTTTCAGAGACATAGTACAAACAGATAAACCAGTATACGGCACAACATCATTGTCTTCTGTTGTTTCTGCCGAGTGCCTGAAAAGCGCCCTGCTCACATCTGGCGACATTGACGTATCCCTTCTGACGTCGCTGGTAAAAGGCTATCGAACCACAAACGTCTCATCGATCCGCTCGTCGATAGATCCGCTTCAAGCTGCGTGGCCATTCAACGTTGTGCAGAGCGGCTACAAGATCAAATTCAAGCCACGCGGCAGCGCCAGCGTGGCAACGATTGCGGCTTCCGAACTCGATGCGCGCGGTATTGGCGATGCGCCGGGCGTGTCGGTCACCAATAGCCGCGAGATGGATTCCGTACTGCCGCGGCGAGTGGTCCTGAGCTACCTCGACGTCGAGCGTGAATATGACTCGGGCCAGCAGTATGCCGAGCGGTTGAATACCGATGCGGTCAATGTTTCCGAGATCAGCCTGGCGCTCGTGATGAGCAGTGCGGAGGCGGCCAAAACAGCAGAAACGCTGCTCTACCTCTATTGGCTGGAACGCTACGACCTGACGTTTGCCTTGCCACCAAGCCGTGGTGCGCTGGAGCCTGGAGATGTCATCGTGGTCAACGCCAACGAAGCGACCTATAGACTGCGGTTGACGTCAATCACCTACACGTCGGACGGGCGTGTTGAATGCGCGGCGAAGTACGATTCGACGGCGGTCTATACAGCGGCGGCGGTCGGCGCAGCGGGTGCGTCGACGGGCGTTGCCCTTAAGCTGTCTGGAGATTCACGCGTGGCGCTGCTGGATATTCCGACCCTGGCGGACGATCTGAACACAGCGGGTTTCCCCATGGCAATGACGGGGTATCTGGCGGGCTGGCCAGGCGGCGTGCTGTTTCGCAGCGATGACAACGGGCAGACCTGGGTGGATGTGCAGGGTGTATCTTCCCCCGGTGCGACCATGGGTGTGGCGTCCAATGCGCTGGGCGTGGTCGGGACCGATCTGATCGACAAGGCCGGCACGCTCGCTGTGAATTTTTATGGTCCGGAGCCCAGCAGCGTCAGCGAGTTATCCATGTTCAACGGCGCCAACCACTTCGCCTACGGCGCGCACGGACGATGGGAAATTATAGCTGCGCAGACCTGCACGCTGCAGGGGGATGGAAGCTACGTGCTGACCAACCTGCTGCGCGGCAGGGCTGGGACAGAGTGGGCGATGTCGACGCATGTTTCCGGCGATGAGGTGATTGCGCTCGATACGTCGCTGTCCTTCCTCACCTCCAATACCAATAGCATCGGCCTTGCGCGGTCCTATCAGGCCGTCACGGAAGGCCGCGCGATCAGTTCCTCCGCGTCCGACCAGGTCGCCTTCACCTATTCGGCGGTGAACCTCAAGCCGTTGAGCCCGGTGTATCTGAACGGCAACCGCCATCCGACAACAAACGACTGGACGCTGACCTGGATTCGCCGCACGCGCATCGGCGGCGCATGGCGTGATCTGGTTGATGCTTCGCTCGGAGAATCCTCTGAACTCTACGACGTGGAGATATACAGCAGCGGCGCCTACACCACGCTCAAGCGCACGATTACTGGCCTGACATCCGCCACGGCGACCTACACCAGCGCTGAACAGGTGGCGGACTTCGGAAGCAATCAAGCCACGCTGTACGTCAAGATTTATCAAATCTCTGCTGTCGTCGGACGCGGATACCCACTAACCACATCCATTACGAGGTAACACAATGTCAGACTCAACCCCAACTTTTGACGCGATTGCCCAATCGCAAGCTTCGAAGGAAGTTACAGCAAACGCCTATTTTGACGCGGCAAGCCCCGCCACGATCTTCGGTCGTCGTCAATCTACGTGCTCTGGGTTGACTTGGGGGTACTACGGGGGGAGGTGGCTTGTTGATAGTTCATTTTCTATTATTGCAAACGGTACTGTAACCTTAACTGCCTCAAATACCAACTATGTAGAGGCGACTCGTGCAGGGGTAGTGAGTAAGAACACAACAGGATTTACCTCAGGAAGTATCCCGCTTTATGCTGTTATAACTGGGCCGGCTACGGTAACAAACTACACTGACTACCGAATCCCAAACTACCCCGTATGCGGGCGGACAGTAAAAGCTCTGAGTGACGCAAACTATACCCTCACCCTTGGCGAGGCCCTTCCGCAAATCCTGGAATTCACCGGCGCCCTGACCCTACAGCGCAACATTACCGTACCCCTTGGAGCACGTCAGTGGACGGTCTTCAACAACACCACAGGTGGATTTGGCCTCCAGTTCATCGGGGCAACTGGAACCGGAGTTGTCGTTGCTGCTGGAAAGCGTGCCATCATCTATGCTGACGGTACGAACGTGGTGCGCGTGACGGCGGATATTTAAGGAGATTGACATGCCTGAAAAAGACCCCACCACCTACAGTTTCATTACCTACGTCTGGATCGTCTTCCTGTCCGCATGGGGCGGCGCCATCAGCTTCCTGCGCAAGCGTCGATCCGGCGAGGCGAGGCCGTTCAACCTGGTCGAACTGGTGGGCGAGCTGATGACCAGCGGATTTTCCGGCCTGATCACCTTCTGGCTGTGTGAAGCATCGGCAATCAATCCCCTGGTCACCGCCGCGCTGATCGGCATCGCCGGCCACATGGGCAGCCGTGGGCTGTTCGCGCTGGAAAAATGGGCCGAAAGGAAGTTTTTGACCCTTCCCTGATCTGAAAGGACCGACCAAATGACCGCCAACCGCTACCCGGACTGCCTCGCCTTCGTCCTGCGCGCCGAGGGCGGCTATGTGGATGACCCGGCAGACCACGGCGGCGCGACGAATCAGGGCATCACCCAGCGCACTTATGACGACTGGCAGGAATCGCACGGCCTGCCGCTGCATTCGGTGCGCCTGATCAGTAATGAGGAAGTTGCCGCCATCTACCGGAACCACTACTGGCGCCGCATCCACGGCGACGACCTGGCCCCGCGCATCGATTTGATGGTCTTCGATTCAGCCGTGCAGCACGGCGTCAGCCGCGCGTCCAAGTGGCTGCAGGCTGTTGTCATGTCGCCGGTTGACGGCGCCATAGGGCCGAAGACGCTATATGCCGTTAATGACTACGTAATGCGCAACCGGATCAAGGTACTGATTGACGATTACATGGATCTGCGCAATGCCTTCTACGCCGGGATTGTCGCGCGCGACCCGACGCAGGCGCGATTCCGCAATGGCTGGTCGCGTCGAATGTACCGGCTATCGAGCGCGCTTTTATGAAAGGGAAATCATGACCACACGTCAAAAAATCGGGCTGTCCCTGGTGCTGTTCATGGCCTGGGCGGCTTTTGTCTATCTCGGCCGGTCGCCGGTAGAGCCGTTGGTCGCGTTTCTGCGCGACGCCCTGCTGGCGCTTGGTATCTTCACCGCCGCGCTGGTTGATCCTAAAGGCCCACCCAAATGAAAACGCTACTCATCGCGCTACTTCTCCCTCTATTCGCCGGCTGCGCAACCGGCGGCCAGTCATTCTCTGGAATTAATCATCCGGTGGATATTGAATGCGCCGGCAAGGGCGCCATTACCGGATCGGGCTCCGTCAACGCCGGCGTCGGCGCCAGCAACAACTTCACTATTCAAGCCGATTGCGGAACCGGCTTTACCTTCCGCCGTTCGGTCGAGCAATGACACCGGTACAACTTCGCCATCGTGGCCTGATCGCCACGTCCGGAAGCTGGCGGCGCCACTGGCTGCGCTGGCGTTTGATGCGCTACCCGATGTCCAGTCAATGACCTATACAGCGCAATTCGTTTTCTGGCAGGGGATCGAGACGATCCTGGCCGGATTTTTCTGGAGCTGCCTGCTGTGCGTCGTCGTCGCGATCTGCGCCTGCGCTATTTTTGCACTGTGGAGGAACTGTGACTAAATTCAATGCGACCGTGACAACCGTCATCCTGAACGGGGATGCCATCGAACTGAAAGACCGGATCGAGTTCAACGGCGTTGACCAAAGCTTCATCGACTACCTGGCCGGATCGTGCAAGCTCGTCGCGCGCAAACTGTTCGAGGGCGCGCAAGACCCCGCCGGAACCTACACGCTGCACTACGAAACGCAGGTCACGGACGCGGCCACCGGCGCGCCGGCCATGAAGCGACCGAAGATCACCAACATGGGCATGACCCGGCCGCAAGTCTACGCCTTCCTGAGGCTCGCCATGATCGAGCTGGCCGAAGTGAACGACCTGCGCTACGGCGAGTTTTCAGAGTGTCGCTCCGACGACTGAGCAACTGCTGGCTGGTGGCCATGTCGCTATGGCTCGCCAGCCGGGGGCGTGAGTATTCAATCGTTCGCCGCTCTCGCCACTTCTCCGGCCTGCTCCCGCATTTCCTGTACGGCAGCCGCGCAGGATGGCGCTACATCAAAGTGATCGAATACATCCCGCCAAAGAATCAGCGCTGGCGCCATGATTTTGTGCTGTGCTTCCCAGGCAGTTACCGCGTCTGGCATTTCCGCGTCGAATCCGTCCGGCGCTGGGCGACGAAAGAGCAGGCGCTGGCCGATTTCTATTTCAAGCGACCTTGAGCGCCCACGCGCCGCATAATCAAAAAAAATACCCGAGTAAATTAGTCGCTTTGACGCAAAACATTGCGTCATGACGCCTATTTAGCGTTAGAAGGCTTTGAAGTAGTGGCCTTCATGCACAATCGCCACAAGCTCAGAGCCTTGCGTTTGCCCGGTCCAAATCCCATACGTGTTTTGCTCATCAGGGTCTTCATCTGTGGCAAACCGAACGCACTCACCAAGTGTATTAAATTCCGGGTCATCACTTCTCCAGTGGTGCAAATCGCCAACTTGGTAACTCTGTTCCATTTCCATTTCGTCTCCTTTATCCAATCCATTCGCGTAGCGATAGCCACCGTTCTGCCCCGGCGCACGCCGCCAAATATCCCATTGCTGCCAGCACGACAAACGCTGCCGCTAAAACCATCACAATCGCCATTCTCTTTCTCCTGGCAAACCGCCTTCTAACCCGTCAATCAACTCGGACGGCTTTCAGCCGCCGGTTATTTCTGCGTTCGGCGTCACAATCTGTACCATCTGCCCGCTGTAACATTCCTCGGCCAATACAAGCGTCACTTTTTCAAACCTTGTGCCTGCTGCTTCAGCTTCGCGCAAATGCTTAACAGACCAATCACTCGCTTCTTCCGGCGTTCCTTCAATCACAAACGCAAACTCACCGGCACCGTCTGCGCCAATTGTTGAGCCGCAAACACCTGCTCGGCCTTTGCGTTCGTATGTTAAAACTCCACCAATCATCTCGCTCTCCAAAAAGTGACGCCGAACCCGTCGTTCAACAAGGACGGCGGAATAGTGGCCGTGCCAGTTCTGTTAATCATGTGCGCCGCCGCCTGTTAACTTTGCGTTAGCCGTCACCAGCCTGAACAGGTGACGGACCAAACTTCATCAGGCCACGAGCGCCCAGTCTTCGGCCAGCACGTCGGTCTGCGAGGCCAGCCACGGCACGCGGGCGTTGATGTGGTTCGCCGGGGCGGTGTCACTGGCAGGCGTGGCCGGGTAGCTCATGAAGATGTAGGGAAGCGTCATTTTGCTGTTCGCATCTGGGGTTTGCAGTTCCAGACAAAGCCCCTTGCCGTTCCAGCCGCTACGGGCCACTTTGTTGCCGCTTTTCAGTTCTTGGAGCGCATCGCCGAAGTTCATGATTGTTTCCTTTGCTGTTGCCGCGCATTCATCGGGCGCACGGCTAACCCGTCAATCAACGCGGACGGCTTTCAGCCGCCGGTTATTTCTGCGTTAGCGATCATCAGTTGGTCGCCGAGTTCCTCTTCCGAAAACATCTTGAATTGCGCCTGCTCATCACTTATGCGCTTGCAGGCAATATCGAAATATTCCCGGTCAATCTCGACGCCAATAAACTTTCTGCCGGTGCGAACCGCAGCTACGCCGGTAGAGCCTGACCCCATGTATGGATCAAGAATCGTCTTTCCCAGCCCGATGCGCGCCGTTTCAATACACCACAACATCAGCTCAACCGGCTTTTGTGATGGGTGCGCCCGCTTGCTGGTGTTCGTACTGTCTTCGCCGGCCCGCAGCAGGCCCATCCACATATGATGAAAAATCGAGCGCGGAGTCTTGCGGGTTGTCCAGGCAAACTCTGTGTCGGCAAAGGATGAGTGAGGCCCAGCCCCGCAGGCTTTATCCCAAACCAGCCATTGCCCTGGGGGCAACAAGTGTGAGAAGTTGTTGGCGCCCCACAAGACAATCGGAAACTTCCCGCCAGCACCTCCTGTACTGTTTTGGGCCGCACACATTTCAATCATGTGCGTCGGGTCGAACTGTTCGTCGTCGCCGTGGATTGGTTTTTTGTTCGTGTGTTGGCATAATTTTCCGCCGCCTCCGTGAACGTAACCAATCCCATATGGCGGGTCCGAAATAATGGCGTCAGCCTTTATCGACTGCATGACCTCTCGGCAATCCCCGAGGATCAATCGCGCATCGCCAATCGTCACTTCTTCAAATGCCATTTCGTTCCCTCAAAAAGACCGCTAACCCGGCGCTCAAGCGGGACCGTCCGCAAGCGGCCGGCCCCTTAGCTCTGCGTTGGGGGACTCGTTCTTGAGCCTCGCCACCGCTGTTTCGTAATGCACCGGGTCAATCTCGCACCCGATGAACCGCACTCCGCGCCGCAGGCACACAAGGCCGGTGGTGCCACTGCCCATGTGCGTGTCCAGCACCGTATCGCCAGCGCCGACTTTTGCTTGGTCAAGGCACCAGTCCATCAGCGCTGCAGGCTTCTGGTTCGGGTGCAACTTCTTCGCGCCCTTGCTCACGTTTTCCTCGCCTCTGCGGCAAATCCCGCGCCACAGTTGGCGGTGCATCCTCGGCACCCCTCGCAGGTTCGTCCAAGCCATTTCAACGTCCGCACCATCGTCCGGCGTGGTGTTCTCGCGCTTGTCCCACACCAGCCACTTGCCGTTCGGCGGGAGCTTGTCGGCGTAGTAGTTCGCGCCCCACAGAATCACGGTCGGCGCAAACTGCAGCAGCGGGCGCGGGTCAAACGGTTCAGCGTTGCCCACAATCGCAGCGTGTGT